CTACCGATCTGCGTCATCAGCTTTCCACCATTGTAGTTGAGCGAGCACATCTTGCCCCCCGACTCCATGACCTTCACCTGACCCAGGCTCAGACTCGACGTGCTAAACTCATTGATCTTGACAACCTGAGAAGACATGATAAACAATACTAACTGCTTGAAGTATAGGGCCGAAACACATTCAATTTTGGTGGGTCGACCTCGCATTTTTTTTATTGAAGAGAGTCAGAGACTAGCGGACCATGGCGATGAGCTCAAGTGAAAGACTTCGTCTTATTTTACAGGAATCAAATCGCTTTATTGATAGACGTAGAGTAAGAGATGCGAGTGAGGTAACCTCTAATAACCAGGCGAAGGCAAATAGTGTTGTATTCGCGAGAAGCAGAAATACTACATTTATGGCCAAGCCTGCGTTTAAGACAAATGAAGCGACCGATAAAGGACTTCCCAATAATGGAATTGCTGATTCGGATGTAGGATGCTCAAAGAGTATTGTTATTAGTGGTTCTGAAACTACAAATGGATATGATGCCTTGAATCTGGCTTCTCAAGGATGTGCAGTCTGCTCAGATGTAGACCTATCGCTTCTGACTACAACACGTGTTGATATGAGGGCATTAGGAGCTCTTGTCTGTTATGATCATACGAAGTTTCCGTTTTCGCAGAATACTGCGGCTCTAACAGGATTTTCTAGTATTGTGACATCATGTGCTCCTAAAAGCTATGTTAAGCAATACTTTCCAACTGTGCCGCAGCCGAATCCTGCGTGTAATACGGACACACCCGAGAGTTTGATCTCGATGAAGTTTGGCTCAGCTGGAGTTCCTCGCAGTGGTTAGTAACCTGAAACTGTCTCAAAGATCCATGGATAGGCCTGTCTAACCTCAGGTAGAATCTGAACAAGAACCATAAGAATATAGAGAGCTCCTAGAGACTGCTGATTCTTCTGGGGGGCCCGTGTCAGGAGTTCTAGAATGATATTCAGATTGTTCCGTCTCCACCATTTCAAATCATGGGCACCGCCCGAGACTTTATCAGGATTATTCTTAAAGAGTTTCGTGGAGCCAGATCCATATCCAGGGACGATGGCTTCCTTTTCCTGTGTTGTAAGACCTAACTGGACAAACCAGAGATGATGTAACTTTCTGTAGAAAGATTCATGATTTCCTATTGTAAGCCTATCAAACCATAGACAACTTGCTCTGTAACCAAGATGTTCCATTTTGAAAAAAACATCCAGAACTTTCTGGTTCCAGAGTTGTTCCTGGGTCAGATTTTCTCCGACCGTATGGAGGATCGGATATTTCCTGGATCTCAGCCATGTAAATCTCGCATGGATTCGTAACAGAATCTCCGTGGTCAGAGTTTCTCTGGTATAAGGATTCTGTATTTCGGATGTCATTCCGCCTGAGACAAGATGATTAAGAGAACGTATATCAAATGCCCATAGATTCTTTTGATTGTCTGCGAACGAAAAGAAGAAGGGTTTGGGAATGGTATCGATTGCCTCGAGGGAATAGACTTCTGTTGTATTTTGAGCAAGACTGGGAGTATTGACGCACGGGCCTTGGTTTTTGAACCGCCTAAGAGGAATTAAACGTCTCCAAAATGTCTGAATCCGTTTAATAGCCTGATTGTCTTTACGTGTTAACACTTTATCCTTTAATGAATTTCTGATAGGAGGTTGGAACCGAGTGGGATTCTTGTAATGGCGGCTACAGAAATCTCCGAAGGCAGCGACGGCATTACATGAGGTTTCCTTGTGCTTCTTACTTCTGATATTTGCACATCTCCGTAATTGACTGGCCTCCATCCCTCTACTGCGACTTTTTAAGATATAGGAGCCGGAAAGTTGTTTGTCGGACAGACCAAATAAACGCACTTTTTAGGCCTCCGCGTCGTCTGTGTGTTCTGTTTCCGGCAGGGTTCAAAAAAAAAACTTTGACGTGTGAGCAAACCACCGAAATTGAATTGATTTCCAGTAAAAATTGACTGGCCAAACTCACTGAAAACCTGGCAGTGCGTTTATTTCCCATGAATTCTTCCAACGGAACTAGTATGATGAGTGCCCCCGTCGTTGCGAAGACCCCTGCCAAGAAGGTTCAGAAGAAGGTTGAGGAGGTTGTTGTTGTCGCTGCCCCTGTTGTTGCCGCGGCGGCCCCTGTAGTTGCGGCGGCGGCTGAGAAGACCAAGGCGGGCCGCAAGCCGGCGGCGGCCAAGGCGGCTGTTGTGCCGGCCCCTGTTGCCGCGGTGGCCCCTGTTGCGGCTCCCTCTAGCTCTGCTGCCCCTGCCGCGGCGGCCACAGAGGCGGCTGCCCCTGCCACGACGCTGGATGAGGACCTCAAGGGTGTTCTGTCCACGCTCACGACGCTCCGTGAGACGGTCAGCTCCATGATCACGGAGGTCAAGCGTCTGGACAAGCGTGTCCACCGCGAGATCAAGGATGCCCGTCGCCGCAAGCGTCGCGTCCGTGCCGAGGGTGAGGAGGGTGCCAAGCCGCGTGGCCCGAGCATCTTCGAGATCCCCACGAAGGTCACGGATGAGCTGAACAAGTTCCTCGGTCACCCCGCGGGCACGCTGATCAGCCGCTCCAACGTCACGAAGCAGATCAACAACTACGTGAAGGAGAAGAACCTCAAGAACAAGCACGACATCACGCCGGATGCCGCCCTCCGCAAGCTCCTCCAGGTGCCTGAGGCGGACCAGCTGACCTACTTCAACCTCCAGCGTTACCTCAACCGTCACTACATCAAGACGGAGAAGGTCACGACGGCGTAAATGGAATAAACATCTAAATTAAAAATATTTTACTTGGTCTTTGACCACTTGGTCTTTTAGCTCAATCGGTAGAGCATTCGGCTGTTAATATGATATAAATCATAACATCCACCGAAAGGTAGAGGGATCGACGCCCTCAAAGACCGCTTCTTTTTTATTCATTCAGAATGATTAAAAAAGTAACATACTGTCTACAGAAGTATCCATTACTTAGTATTCATAGTCTTTTTTAAATGTATGATAACATCTCTAAAGACAGGAAGTGACACCGTTAGATCCTCCGTTTTCTCATCAAATGACTCCAGGGCGGTAAACCGATGATACCGATGACCCATCTTTCTCGCTACATCATAGAAATGGTTCTTTCCAGGAATGTTCGGATAGATCTCTAAAATATGTGTTCCTGGTTCACAAAAGACTAGATGGACTAACGAAGAGGCGTGGGCCGTCACAATAAATTCAGATGAACGGAATAGACGGATTTGATCTACAAACGTCAGGTTCTCCATGGTATATAGACTAAATCCTTCCTTTTTCAGAACATGAGCAAGTTCAGTCTGATTCAATACACGACGCCATGTAGTATAGGCAGGATCTCTGAGAATATAACTATATTTACCCTTCTCTTGTTTCGTTGACGACCATACATCCTTATACAAATCTCTCATATAGTCATAGATCCAGGGCTCATCAATAAAATCATGATGCCAATTACAACCAGGAAGTTCCACATATTCATAGGCATCATCTTTCACCGTTTCGCGTTTAAAGCGAGACGGCAAGGATGCGAATGCACCCTCCGTAAAGAATTGTGTGTTAGTAGTCTCATTCGGATAATAAAAGAAGATGTCTGTAGATCCATTGTCAACAAAATAGAAACGGGCCAGCATATAGAAAAAAAGATGATAGGGATTTGTCCCCCACGCATCTCCTAATTGAATTCTCTTTGGCTTTTGCGTAAAGTAAAAGATTTCATGTAACGTTGACTTTATAGATCGATAGAAGTTCATAATATCTATACCTTGAAGATCTGATGCCTTTTGGACATCTATAATATAAACATCTGGCCTCACATAAAACATTCTTTTCTGTAAACCCATATTAATAGGATAAGAACCGCCGCGACTCTTGAAACTCTTTCAAGAGTGAACCCTGAAGAAGATCATGACGCCGATTCATTAACGACTCAATCGAGCCGTAATATCGTAACCAGATAATCGCCTGATGAGCTGAACAACGTCTTAACTGCGGACACTTTTCATATCCTGCCAGGATCGCAACATCGGGCCAAGCCTTCTCATTGATTCCAAGTTCATGGGAAATATACGACCTACGAAACTCCTGTAGAAGAGGATCCATACGTGTCTTTCCCAATATCCAAAGACGCTCTACACCACCAACAAAGAGATCCATATCATTCGCAATGACAATATCCAGCTTTTTTGATAAGGAACCTTGTATTAAGTCTGTATCAGCCTCTCCCTTACACTGAATGATCTCAATTCGTTGCTCCGAAACCCTAGAGGAAAACATCTCACGAATCTCCTTTCGAAGAAACCACGACTCATATTCATAAGATGTAATTTGTTTCTCAATCACTTTCCTGGCATCATCTGTTAACTCTTTTGACTTCTCCTTGTCATCCAGAAAGGCCTTTAGAGCCTTCGCCTGTTTATACGCAGATTCCTTATGAACCTTGCGACTTAAGAGTTCTGTAGCCTTCTCCTTGGGAGGAGTTCCATCTAAATACAGGATAAGTGTGTGTCCAGAGGCCTGGAAACTATTCAGAACTGCTATACATGAATCAATGTCTTCACGATATTTATATAAGAAGGCATAGGCATCAAGGCCTATGGTCGATGGTCGTTCGTGCTCAACAGTCACAGGAAGAGCATAGATTTTTAATGAACTATAGAGGCCTTTTATTCCCATGGTGTCTCATGTTTCTGATTAGTTACCCGTTTAAAAAGATCACTCAATTTTATCTTAATGTGGGGTCTCCTTGGTGGCCTCTTAGGGGCAATCACCTTTCTTAGTCAACCCTTGCTCTTTTTACTACGCTGTATAGGCCTCGGATATTTTATTATTTCAAACGATGAAGAACAAATGACAAAGATTATTCGCTATTTAGAAAAAACAACAGTCGCAAGCACATTTGCCTATCGATATGGTAAGACATTACCAACTGGAAGCTTTATCGGTTTTAAGGCAGTTGGTTATTACATACTAGGAGAAAAATACAGTGGCGAATATGGACAAATACATATTATTACAACACAGTCCTTCTTCAAACAGTTAACAAAGTGTGAAGATGTTAGTGTTGATAGTATCGTAACAACGGACTCTATGTCTATGTCAACAGTCGAAAAGAAGAAATGTATTCTTCCATTCTATAGTCGCACAGGATCATACGATAGTCTTTACTATACACGACGCAATATTGATATAACTGAGATTATGCCTATTGGCGAACAAGAAAAGATAGTATCATCAATTGTGTCCATCTACAATGAAAAGAAACGGGCCACAATCTTTCTTCATGGTAGCTGTGGCACAGGAAAAAGCACAGTAGGACTTCTTGTAGCAAAAGAAGTCGGTGGATCTTTTTGTCACACATTCAACCCGACAAATCCTGGAGATACCCTTCACTTAGTTGTAAGAGAAGCTTCGCATGAAGACTCAATAAAACCTATTATTATTGTAATTGAAGAGGCAAATTCCATGATTCATCGTATACATACGAATCAGATCGAATTACACAAAAAAATTCACACTCTTGTCTACAATAAGAGCACATACAATACATTTCTTGATGATATGATTCTGTATAAGAATGTTATTTTGATTCTGACTTCAAATGAAAGCATAGAGAATATCTCTGCGTTAGATCCTTGTTATTTGCGAAAGGGGCGTATAGATGGAAGCTTCTCGATGATGACGCCGATTGTAGTGTAAATGTCTAAGAACAAAGCTGGGGACTTGTTAATCTAGACGAAGCGGATCGTGCGAATTTTCCTTCAGGTAAATCCATTTTCAAGGATCGCAGAACAAGTTCACGACCTATAGTGTAACGCCACGCATACTGTTCAGGCGTCTGAACACCATACTTTATTTTTAATGTGTGGTTTTGGTTCGCGATCCATTGACTCTGAATCGCCCATAGCTCTGCGGCTTTTGTTTCTGATCCTTTTGAGCATAAGGCAATTAAGAAAAGCTCAGCCCATGTTTCCGTTGTCGCTTCACGTAGAGGCAAATCTGCGTTCGGCGGATCCAAACAGGCCGCATGAAGAATCTCATGTGCTAAAACACGTGTAGCCTCTTCAAACCGATAGACAACAATCGAGTCGGATTTACACGGAAAGGTATAGCCTCCATTTAAATGCACAGGGCCAACCTCTTGATCAAGTGGAGGTAATACACGCTTTTGCTCAGCAGGAAACCAGAAGATTCTCCATTTTTTTCCCTTCTGGACAGAAGACGCAGACCCTAGCCACTGAACTAAACGACCCCAGAGTTCCCACGGAGGCTCCAATCCTCTTTTATTCTTAATATAAATGACCTTCGCATTGATACAGGAGCGTGTAACAATCTTAGCCTCTCCTAAGACGACCTGATTCCAAAGAGTTTCACGCAGCTTTAGTGGATCGAACGGACTTTCTTCCAGTGCCTCTTTTTTGAGTGTCTCCAGATCGTCCCCCTCCAACTTGTCCTGTATCCACTGCTGGTTCGGCTGTTGATACAGGGTGTGGGCCGACTGAACCAATGTTCTGAGAACCAGTGGTAGAGATACCATCTACTCTTACTGAGGATAAGGATAGGGCCAATGCCTCTCTTAATTCCAAAAAGAGGGCCTCCCACAATAAGGGGATTCGATAACTCGGAATTGTCTGCCCCGCCGCAGTCGCTTCCTGCCTTGCCAATATATCCAACACACGCTTCTTTTTGGATTCCTCGAGCGGATATAAAAGTATAGTATCCAACAGATAATGAAGACAATCTGTCCAACGAAGGTTTCTCATTAGAAGCTCATAGAGAAAGGCCCTGATCTCATTCGTCTCATTCAACTTAGGAAATGGCTTCTGAGACCACGATCTTACAAGATTACGAAAAATAACATGCCAACTCGGATTTGTCAACGGCCGACAATCAAGAAGATTCGTAGGCGACGGGACAGGAATCTCCACAAAATAATCCACGAGTCGCAAAGGGACCGGAAGTTCAGATGTAAACCAAACAGAAATATCGCCAAAACTATCCTCAAGAAGAGAATGAAGCAGAAAACAAGACTCGGTGCTAAATAAATGTGCGTGATAGAAGACAAGAATTCGTGAACCACGACCCTGCTCACCCGCTAAGACCTGGCTTCCAAGGCCCCATCTCTGTAGAATTGGCTTCAGATAGATCTTATCCTGCATCGACATGCGAGCAATATCAAACCCAATATGAAGATGAGAACACTCATATGGAAAGCAGTCCTTTTCAGAGCTAGTATCATCGCCATCATCCTCTGCGCTCGTTGATATTTGGCCCGTGTCGTTTTTAGAGATGCCATGTGTGTGAAATTGCCGATTCTGAATTGTAAATGGCACTCCTCTTGTCACCGCAATCTTTTGTAGCATTTCATGTAGAGCCTTCTTCTTTGAAGAGCCAGGTTGGCCCCTGAAAGAAAGGTTCAGAGAATCCATAGTATAGTTTCATACAAAGATCTTAGATGGCTACGTGGGCAAACGACTGTCTAAAAAACCCGCGGCAATGTATAGAAATGGAGTGGTCAGTCCCAATCCAACGGCTTGAAGTCAAAAAAGTAAATGTCGGTGATCTACAGAAATCAGCAAAACCAATTACACCCCTTTCCTATGTCGATGGACCTTTCCAGCTTCAACATTTAAATATCCTGTTGCCCCCATTGCCGATCAAAGAATATGATCTACAATCGGGAAAACTTGTTCTGAGCCTCTCTGACTCTGGGTCGACCTCTGCGAAACTCCTGTCTCTCCAAGAGAGTTTATTAACTTCTGTGTATGGCCAGCAACGTAAATGGTTTCCTGATTCAGAACGCTCAAAGGAAATGATTCAAGCCCTGTTTCAACCCTTTCTTGAGAGCGACTTGCTCCATCTCTATTGCCCTCTACAAACTCAAGAAAAACGCCATTCATTACACATATGGAAAGAAGGTGGGTGGAAACGTCTGAGTGTAGCCGGACTTATCCAGAAAGGAGACAGTATCCGTGTGGCTCTAAGACTACAAGGAATCTCCTTTCAACTCAACCCGTCGACAAATTCGTGGACTGGACGGTTTCGTGTCCAGCATCGAATCTTCTCGCTCTATCATTGCTCAAAGCCCTAGGAGATCTTTTGTTGGAGTGCGATTGAAAACGATAAGATACTTATAAATAAATTAAATGTTATCATTAAAAGCGTTATAGGAATTAGTGAAGATGGCGTTTTTAATATATAGTCATAGACCAAATACCCTAGAAAGATCATAACCAATAGATTTACAGTTGTCAATGTTGCCAAATAGACTTTAAGTTGATTGGTTGGAGGGTTTGATGAGGAGGATGACATAATAAGACTAACACTTACGATTGTTAATATAGTTGTTAGGCCTACCAAGAGAGAATATACTGTTTCATTCATCTGACTCTACTGTATAGCCTCTAAGAAATTTTCTGTAAGGCAGTGACACTTACACACATGATTGTCATAAAAATATTAAATGAGAGCATGAAGATAGTAACAGGAATAAAAGAAGATGTATTCCCTGTAACATAATAATAAAGCAACGTTCCTATAGCTATCGATAATAAGACATTTATAGATGTTATCACGGCCATGTGTTTCTGAAGCTCATTTCGTAGATTAGAATTTCCTGCCGATGATCCAATGTAGCTTACACTTCCTCCAATGGATATGATCACTAACGCAACTAAAAGATAAGGTGTTGCTTCCTGTAGGGTTGGCATTCTATCTACTTAGTATTAAGTGTTAATCTGCTGGCATTAATCATTACTTTTGCCTGTTGTCTCAATTGATTATACTCTATGGCTTGCGCATCGGAAAGTGTAAATAAGTAATATAGACCAAAAGCAAGAAGAAAGGAAAGAATAGGCGTAAATACATATCTCCAATAATATACCTGGCTGTAAGCTGTTGCCATCTATTTAGAGGCTATTACTAGATGGCTGCGAAGACTCGGAAACTAAAGAAAACGAATCTAGATCCTCCTGGCCCTCGGCAATGTCATCCGCGCGTCGGCACAGCAAGGCCTGCGGCAGGATGCCTGCCTGAGAGTATTCTGAAGAGAGCCGCAACGAAGGCGGGCCTTAGAACAACCAGTTCGGGGAAAGAGCTACGTAGAGAGCTCGAGGCAAAGTTTGGCGTAGAAGAAGGTCATGAGGCATCATTTGTAAAGGCACTACCTCTCGTCGACTCAGAAAAGGCCTATTTGATGAAAACCTATTTGAGGCCGGAAAAGCCTGCGAAATGGAATGAGGATCCCGATATGTGGCTCGATTCAACAAATATTGAAATGGTCATGAAACAATATGAAGAGGCTAATCCTCATTTTGAATTTATGGGGCCATTTCCAATTGATTTCGCAGCTCCCGATCCGTATCAAAAGGGTGGGTCTCAAAAGTGTCTTATCCGGGAAATGTGTAGTCTACGAGTTATTGAGGCCTTGAAGAATGGTATCACATCCATCGGCATTATCTATAACCTCGACCCTCACTTCAAGGACGGAAGCCACTGGGTCGCTAATTATATCGACCTTCCGAGACATAAATGTTATTATTTTGATTCCTATGGATACGAACCGCCGTCACAGGTCGCAAAATTCATGAAATGGCTTACGACACAGGATCCAAAGATGAAACTGGGCTATAACGCACGCCGTTTCCAATTCAAAGGATCTGAATGTGGTATGTATTCGATGTATTTCATTATCCGTATGCTCGCGGGTGACGAATTCCGCCCTTTTACACGAAAGGCGCCTCGTGATTCTGCGATGCTTGGACTACGGGATTGGATGTTTTCCTCCTAAAGGAAAGAACCACCGTCTATTTAGAATGTCGGCATTTTTGAGCCAACAAAATGAATCGATGATTGACCGCCTTGTCTATCAGGATTTTCAGCGTCGCTTAGGATCTGATTTGAGTGAAAAGCAGAAGACTCGCCTTATAAAGACGGTTCGTCACTACATGACGCAAGTGGCCGAGACCATTCCTGAGGAACCGATCCAGGTTAAAAACAAGGAAGTCTTATCAGCGGTCGTGCCTGATTTCATCTCCTATCTTAATCGCTCCCAGAGCGTCGAGCCGCAGAGAGAGGAACCGAGCCGCCAGGATGTCTCGAGTCGGTTCAGTCAACTCCAAAATGAGAGGAACCAGGGGAAAGCCGCACCGCCCCCTCCTCCCGATTTCCGTGTATCCATGGATAGCGATGGCCCCTCTTCCATCAGCATTTATGAGCAAGTCAAGAAACAAAGAGAAGAAGAGGCAATCAAGAGCGAGGCTCTCATCCAGAGAACCGTCAAGGCCGAGACAACTTTCCAGGATGCGAGAACCCAATCAAGCCAAATGGATCAGATGGTTCTTACAACAAGGGAACAGTCAAGATCGGCATATCAACAGGAATCGGCGGCGGAAATGGCGAGCCGCTTCGTGTCCCCGGATCCTCGTCGCATGTTCATGAAAGACATCTTGGACGGAAATCTGATGAATCAGGGTCAAGGAACAAGCCTTGAGCTTATTGAATCAGCTTCTACCATTGGCACAGGAAACCCGACCATCACGGTCCCAAATAGAACAAACATAAAGCCCCAGGATACTCTAATCCGTCAAGAGGATGTTCTCTCTTACAAGGAAAATGAGTTTAATCTACACATCTACAGTGCCGACAGAAACTGGTTTGCGAACACAACACAGAATCGTTATAACTTTACAGTGAACTTCGACCCTGCTAACAATAGCAGCGGTTTCGCGTTCGCACCGACGGCGGCCATCAAGTTTAAGAATATCACGCGTATCGAACTTGTAAAGACCATTCTGCCGATTGAGGGTGTTGATATCATTCAAACACGTAGTGTGGTTGGTGCCGCCGTGACCTATGGAACTTCACTCAACACGAATATCCTGAGCTTTCCTTATCTGAATATCCGCGTCCCCGAGTTAGACAACAATAACTATGGAACAGACTATAATCTCCAACAGGCATTCGGTGTTGTTCAATACGATGCGAACTGGATCAGCGACAACAATACGGCGTCAAAGGGTGGCTATTTAGCCATGATCCCGAAGTTCTTGAAGTGCCAGAAGGTCTATCAACCGACACCCTTGGCGACTTTACAGAAGATGTCGATTCGGATTGAGAGACCCGATGGCAATCTTGTCAGTGATGCCCTCGATACACTTGATATCAGCGGATTCAAATCATCGTATAATATGAGTGCGTGTCCGTCGGGTTCTGGTATTACGTCAGGAACAAGTTATTCAGATACGAGCGGCAACTATCTCTGGATTCAGACAAAGACGTGGTTTAATCGTTTCCATGTGAACCAGGGAGATCGTATTCAACTACAGGGCGTGGCCTTCGCACCAAGCTATGCGGGCAATACAGGGGCCTCTGCTGATTTAATCAACTTCTTGACACGCAGTCAAGGGCATCTTGTTGTTGGTGTTGGATATACAACAACTGGAGGAGGAAAGGTTTTTTATAATGACAATGCGAATATTGTTGGATACTGTAATTATATCATCATCCGATCAAAGATGGTAGATCCGACAACTGGATCTACACAGCCCGATACATTTGGTCTATTAGGTTCAAGTGCGAACAATACGTTCTTGGATACACTGTGCCCTGCGGGATTGGCCGCGGGTCGCCTCATTAATATAAGCCACCAGACAACCCTTGTATTCCGCGTGATTACAAGAGATTTGGACTCGACGGCCCGTATACGCCCTGATAATCTATAAAGACTCTAAGTAGTAGATAGAGTAGGACTATGGATCCTTTAACAGGTATTGTAACACTCGCAGGTGTAAGCTTAGTTAGTTTACTAGGCTTACGGCTGAAGAAACAAGCGACAGAAGGATTTGCCGCACTTCCGTCCCCTTCTGATCAGTATAGAAACTCCGTCGCGGAAAGTCAAACAAGATACAATGAGTTCACTAGCCTTGTAAACCCTCTTGTTAACGGCGTAATTCCGGTTGGATCAAGTTCGACAGTTGTAAAAAACTCAAAACAAAGAGTGAATGCCGCACTCGGTTCAAACGAAGCAGACTATTCTGCCGTTACAATGAAGCTCCAGCAGTTTAAAAATAAGTTTCCTGTTCGTTCGGACGGCAATGAATCTGTGTTTGCTGTTATTAATTTCTGTAAGGAAACGGGCAAAGGAGACAAGCCGTTTGGACAAGTCAAAGACGGATTAAGTTTTAATGATTACTGCGGTGTCTGCGTCTCTTCTGGTGTAGATGAACTTGGTAAGGCATTTAACACACAACAGGGCCTTGTATTGGATAAAGGAACTCGCGATGCCGCCATAAAAGAGAAAACGGAGAACGATTATCTATTTCCCAGAGTGACTCCTCCTCTTGCGTCGTGCGATGGGGCACCTGATACCCCAGTCTTTGCGATAAATCAGGCCGATTTGGATCTATTTAAGAAACGCCAATACTGCACTACACATGGACTAATTGATCCGAAAAACGGATGTGCCCTATGTTATGAGAACAATACATTTTCATATGTGGACAAAAATACCGCAACACAGAAAATAAGCCTACAGATACGCGGATCTGGAACTGCGATCATTACGTTAAAGGGTAAGACAATTCGAACACTTACACTCTCAGCTACAACACAGTCGGTTGAATTAGTAAATGCGGATGCCTCATATGGCAAGGAAGGAGATATCTTTGTTATTAATGTCAGTCCAATAGCAGCCACAAAGACCACTGCTACGATACCTGCGATCGTCTATGGATATTTTAAAGGAACAAACGCGAATAATGGCTCCTTTACTATGCCCCTTAACTTGCTTTTACTCAATGATAGTGTATCCAACACATCTCCGAAAAAATCAGGTTTTGTATTGGTCGACGGTGTTACGGTTGCGAATATCATCCCTGGAACGGGCAAGACAATTATGAATCTCAAAGGAACTATTCCGTTTACATTTGTCGAACCCGATGATTTCTCTGCGATAGATTGTATCAATGCCCCCTATCAAATAAAAGAGGAATCCGTCAATGATTTTTCAACAGACCAACCATGTTATGCGAAAGGATCTGCCCCTGGAAAATACAATGAGGATTGCTTGAAGTCAATTATCTTGAATGCGGGATGCACAAGCGCAGGCACCTTATATACAAGAGACTATAAAACACTCAATACAGGAAATAAAAGCCTTGACCAGATTTACTCGGCGGTCTCTGCCATAGCACAACTAGATGGCATTGACCCTGCTAAAACAAAAGAATGCTCAGGAAGAAATATCGTTGGTGAATGCGATACGTTTGTATTTAGACCTGATTTGAAATTCACGGGGCATGCCAATGCGAAGAAGTGCTTGACTTATTTATATAAGAATAAGGGAACTGGAACCGCAGCATCTGACAGGACAATTGGCCCGACCTATGGCGGATCGACTACATATTTAAATAACACTTCGACTGATAAAAATAGATATTGTTTACCCGAGGGTGCGTTGAATCCTGATTCCTCAGTCGCCGCGACCGCGACGGCTGCTCTTGCTACACTGAGCGGGATAGCAGATGCTGCTATTACAAAAGGTGCGTCTGGTATAGAGGCAGTCAAGACATATTTGAATTCCCAGCTTGATATCGCAGTCGATACGTCTCGTAACGCAAATACAGATCCAGTTAGAAAAGCGGCGATTCAAAACTGTTTCGGAACCTTCACGGAACCATTTGAAAACTTTAGAGGTGATGTGATCTATCCTCTCCCTCTTACAGGCTCAACAAGTCCAACAGTTGTTACACCTAAGAGATATAGTGTATCGGCAGCATATGATCTTGATAATTTACCTGTATGGCCTGGTGATGGCGGTGGTCCGGCCACTGTTTCAAAGACAATTTATTACGGTAATTATGCTAGGGCTCCTCCTTATTCCGCAGGAATGTGGGATCCGTTTCCTCCTCCCCAGTATTTTTACTATAATAGAGAATTTAAATTAAGATATACAGGCATTGAGGCAGGGGCCTCAATTGGACGTATTCGTTTCTATTTTTGCTATCCTGGTGATGGTCATATAGTCTCATCAATAAAAATCAAATCTACATCTAACCCTAACTGGGAGTTTAATACAGGAGCTCTTCCTACAAGTGTTTTTGGAACAGATAATAACTTATGGTATTACGACGCTATTCTATCAAATCCGATTAAATCTTCATCAGTTGATATTAATTTAGGAAACCCAATCAACTATGGATGGCAATTATTTTTAATTAAAGTAGAATTCTGGTCAATATAAATCTTTCTATAATAGAATAGATCTTAAATGGCGTCCCTTAAAGAAGCATTTGCCGATCAAAGTGATTTTTACAATGATCAGCAACTAAAGTATACTGATATTGAACCTAACCGGTTTCAACCAAACGCAGTCTCTGGTATGACAAATACTATTATATCAGGAGTATACGATCAATTAGGTCACTACGATCCTTATACTGGAGAGACAAGAAAGCCGATTACGAAGGCAGGCATCGGCAAATTACTTCAAGGCCAACCTGACAAGACACCCGAAGAACTTGCCTGTAGAACCTATATAGGTTTAAGTGGGCTTGTGAGACTCATGGGCGAGGTAGACTCTAGTAGTCCTGTGCGGTGTGGGTGGAGGTATACCAAGGCATCCCCGGGTCAAAGCAAAGGTGCCCTCGGAACACGAAATGGGCCTCTTAATGCGAATGAAGACATTCTGAATAAAGACACTGCCTGGTTTTGGGATCTTAATGAAGCACTGAAAACCTATTTACGTGATATTGCCATGACTCTCACATCGGCAAATGCGATGGCTGCTTACAATGCTGCGTATCCTTTACCCTTGCCGCAGTTTAAATGGTGTGAAAGCACTCAGAAAGTATATCCAGTTAATTCGGATGGATATGCCAAATATCCAAGAGATAAAAATTTTAGCTGCCCTCCTCTAACGGGCAATGCTCTCAATCCCATCGTTGCTGGTCAAGCAACAGGTAAGGCGGCCCAACAGATATCGGCGGCGGCTGCGGCGAAAGCCTCCTGCTCAAATCCTGGAGCAAACACTTTCTTATCACGGGACTGTTTTCTACAGGCGGTTAAAGATAATGGATGTTCAGACAAAGGAACTCTCTATAGGTCCCTTCAATCTGAAAACCCGTCAGGCTCTCGTTGGGATACATATCTCAAAACTACACGTGCTTTTATTGATTATCAGTCAAAACAGGGTGCGAATGGAATCACAGACGCACTTTTTCAGAGAAACAAGAGTGTATGGTCAGATGCGACTGCCCCGATTACGAAATTACAGAATGCCATGATACAGGCAACAGACCCTCAAGTCAAGGCGGCCGCGAAAGATCTCTGTAATACATCTGGATCCTATGATACTTATGATTTCTGTAATGATATAGCGGACGGGACAAGTATCGGATCAGTTGACTTGATATGTATTCAACGATATTGGCAAGAAAACAATGGAAAACCTGCGGGAACTGCGTATCCTAAGTCGCGGACTTTTGATGCTCTATTGGGAACACCGAGTCCGAGCACATGGAAAATGTATAAGACTGCGGTAGACACACTAAAAAAGTCTACCAAAAGCACGGATCCCGTTGTCCAGAGAAGAGCAATCGACGCATTCTATGGTATTCGCATAGGCACAACGTCATTTACTCCTACAACTATTAATAGCAATACATTTGAACTGACATCTCCTCCCTGCTATGGATATGGCAGCCCTGGCACAGGGGCATTGGCTGGAATGCGTTCCTATACCAAGTCTGAGTGTGATTCTATGAATGGAATTTCAGCGGGCGATGGACAGTGTTTAGTGAAGGGTGGGGGATCCTACACGTATGAATGTAGAAACTTGAATGCGATCGATGCGGCGAATACACTTGTTCTCTGGTTAGATGCGAAAGATGGTTCAACACTTACACTTGATGGAACAGGTAGTGTGAAAACATGGAAAGATAAGTCAGGTAAAGGAAATAACGTTACGCAAAAGGCGAATGGCCCTATTTACAAAGGAGGCGAAAGCCCCTATCTTCAGTTTAATGGAACATCAAGTGTCTTAGATTTAACGAATGATCCTTCTTCGCTTGTTAAGAATAGCAGTGTTACTATCTTTGTTGTCGAACAACGCACATCGAATAAATCGCTTAATATGTTCTTAGGGGGTAGCAATAGACTTATTACAGGCTACATGAAGGATACACAAATAATTGCCGCAGGATGGTCAGCTGATTTAAAAGGAACAATTGAGCCCTACAAGGCAAGTGATCCTTATCGTATATGGTGTCTACATTTTAGTCCAACAGGAAGAACTATTTTTATTAATGGTAAAGTGGTTCCTGGCGACGCACCAAACCCAACAGCCACGGATAAAGTGAATGATGTTATACCTGATTGGGTAAATGGGGCAATCGGTAGATTCAATGATAAATATTATTACCAGGGAAATATAAAAGAAGTGATGATTTTCAAAACCGCACTCGATTCAAATGAGAAAAGACAAAAGATCGAAGGATATCTCGCATGGAAGTGGGGACTCCAGGCGAATCTTGATACGACACATCCTTATAAAAATGTAGCCCCTTAAAGACAAGGTTCTGCTATCATAGTATACATGTGGCCCGAAGAGATTGATAAAGTCTTCGTCCTCATTCATGAGAGAAAAGAAAAAGAACGATATGCGAGGTTGGCTCCGCACCTCCTTTCGCGAGGTATTCCCGCAGATCGCATTTATTTCTGTGCTCCTACGTGGGGATCAGAGTTGTCTAATGAGACCATTTTTAACTGTTATGATCCCTTTTGCCGTCCAGGAGTTCCTGTGTTCACGTTCAAGGCCAGAAGTCTGAGCAAGGGCGAGATTTCCTTAGTGCTGAATTTCTACGCCGCGGCCCAGGCCGCCGTCCATAACTCCATGAAAAAGATTATTATTCTCGAATCGGATGTCTGGCTTCGGGAGGATTTTGTCGATCGCCTCCATGATGTTGTTGAAGGTCTCAAAGACAAAGAATGGGACTATGTCAGTCTGGGCGAGGGCGCGAGAACACGGCCCAATGGATGCGAGTCAAGTATGTATGGAAAAACAAAGATCTATCCACCGAACCACCATTTTGTCTATCGGTGCACGGACTCTATGTTGTTTCAAGTTCCTTATTTGAAGAAGATACTTCCCACTCTTCTGCCATTCAGAGAATGTTTGGACTGGGAATTAAATATTCAGGCACTTGCTCATCAAAGCAAATCCTGGTGGGCGGATCCTCCTTTGGTCGAGCAAGGGACCGCGGTTGGACGTCAAGAGACAACTCTGGTTGCCTAGGCTTTGAAAAACTTAAATGTTCCTTTCTTTGGTTTCTGTGTAGCCTCGTCATACTCTACACGCCCGACTTTCGTCGTGCGGAAGGCATCGGACGCATCATAGACATCATAATGCGTGATTTTATTTGTCGCAGGGTCATGGGATGCACGTAAGATAAAAGGAAGTTTAGGGCCATTTTTAACCCTGGGAACATCGACTTTGTATTCTTTGACTGTTAGGGCCTTTGGCTGTGCCTGTGTTTGGGCTTGTGCTTGTCCTTGTGCTTGTCCTTGGACAACTGCCGTCCTACCAAACTGTTGCTGCGTCAAGTCAATATCTTTGGTTAGCTCAGGGTGATATAAGAAATCACCCGCCGCACTTTCATATAAGGCACACTGAAATGTTCCATCGGCATTTTCATTGTAATTGAGCTGACAATCAACTGCCGCCGACTTCATTGCCCTTTCAAGGTTCTCAATTACCGCCTTCTTGCGTTGACTGATAACCCACAGACGCTCATCACTTGTTAAAACATACGACTTCGCAGTCGGAGGAATCGGTAGTCCCATTTCAGTCGCCTCTGCGATGGATACCGAATCGCGACCTTCAATCTCGCCTGCGATTCTCCACTTCTCCTCCGCGGCGGCCTGTGCTTGCGGCCCAAAGACTGTTATATACGTGAAAATCTCAACTGTCCTCTCAGTCGGCGGCTGAATATCCATATGTGAGCAAATACGCACCGCTCGCCCCTTCACCTGAGCCATACGCACGTCATTCCAGAAAGGCTCCATAATATGAACCGTGCGAACATTCTTAAGGGAGAGGCCTTCAGCCCCTGCGGCTGTGATACAAAACACACGGCAGAGCTCTCCTTCCTGATTGCCTGTATATCCTGCCTCAGAAAGAACATCCGCCATTGACATCGGCAATTCCGCAAACTTCGCATTAAAGATAATAATTGACAGACGACGTATCTTTTCATCTTCGCCGCCTGTGAATTTAATATAACGACCCTTCTTTGCCTGAGGGCCAAGAAGTAAACTCGCCACCGTTCTATCAGAGAACTTGGGTTCGCCCGCAGATAGATCGATCTCAATCGGATCATAGTTGTTCGCATCGAGTGTTAGAGTAAATAGACCAATCCCTTCGAGAGATACAAATTCACTATACACAAGGCTGCTTCCCTTTGACTCTTCGATATTCTTAATCATTTCCATATACTTCGGGCTTGTATCGACTAAGCCACCCTCTCTTTCGACTGTTCGTTTAGCCATCGTGGATAGACACTCCTTCACACGCTTAATTGCGTCAGGATACTTCTCATTCTCGAGACGAGGAGCTCTACATCTCATTTCTTCGGGCGTTAACGCCTCTGCGGCCGCAGTCGCACCCTCATTGCTGTTGGCAGAAGGTAAAATATCAACTTTCTGTGATTCCTTGCGTTCTTTCTGTAAGGCCTCTAGGGCAACACGTATATCCCCTTCACCTACGCCTTGCTGTAAGAGTTCAGCTCTCTTTTCCTGAAGATATACAGCTTCTTCATCCTCCTCCGTTTTCTTATCCTCTTTCTCCGCATCACCAACTTCGACCTTTTCTTCTTCCAAGACAACAGCCACAGACTCATCATCATCGTCATCCGCATCCACATCAGTAGTCGTCGGAAGTGTATCTATAATATCATCTTGTGTATCCCCTATTTCTTCTTGGGCCTCAAATTCATCCCTGGGCCGCGGCCTCACAACTGTAGGCGGAAACACAAAATTACATGCCTGGCGGGATGCCATGCGGTAATTTGAAGAACTTTTGAGCATTTTAATCTCATACAGGTCGGCCCAGATTGCCCCCTGTCGCCCTGCCCCCAAACCACCTTCCGTTTGCTTTTCTTTCTTTGACTCAATCTCAATTTCTTCCAATCGTATCTTTGTATAGACTTTCTGTTGATACTCGGAGAAAGGAACACGGACAACGACGTCTTTTGTGACCTCGGGCATGAGATCTTTACGCGACCCCTTATAATAAGAGATTATGCCTGTAAGTCTCTTCTTTAACACATTTTCATTCTTTACTGTGATGCCGTCCTTCTCAATAAATATATCTCTGAAAGTCTCTCCAACAGGAGGTAGAAGTGCCTCTGAATTGACCTTTATACTTGAAAGCTTTATCTTGTGTTTTGTAAACTCGCTTTTAAGATAATCCAGGCGTTCCTGAAAACTTACCTGCGGCTCATCAAGAGATATTCTCTCAACACCCGTCTTATCAGCCGTTTTACGTATACCCTCAGGAAGAGTCGTCATTGAAAAGGTGACTCCCTGATCGTCAACAATGACGTCTACAAAATCCAAGAATGGATTTGCTGTTGCCATAACTCGTATGGCGTCTTGTATCTTCTCGTCTTCTTTTAGATCTTTTCCTTTGGCTACGCGACCAGAAATGATATGGAGATAGCCATGGAGAACATTCGCTAAAATTCCGAGTTCCTCAGGAAAGTTAATGAGAGGAGTTCCTGACAATCCAATAATCTTGGAGTTCTGGGCGCCTGTTAGAAGTCTATAGAGAAGGTAGCCACGTTTATAATTCATTGTCTTGCCACAGAGTTTCGGTATCCAAGGCCCAGGCTCAATTGATTCGAGTGCGATACGTCTCTTTACACCTTTGAGGTCAGATAGATAAGGCTCAATGGTTCCCTGCATCAAACGGATTAAATTGTGAATCTCGTCAATTACAATAATCGCATTGTCAAAGGCATTGGAGGGTTTCATACACGCAAGCTCTTTTAGTGTCGAGGCGGTGATACCATTGTAATGGATAAACCAGAACCGACCATTCTTTGGGTTTTTAGGATTCGGATCATAGATCAAGGTGGCCTCAATCTGATCACGGATTTCTGTGCGTTCCTGGGCCGTCAAGCCAGTATAGTTGACGGCCTTCTCAAAATCAGGAATCCAGATTTGCTTCGCTTTCTTCAAATGAAGAAGAGGGATATTTAAGACTTTCGTGGCAAACATGCGAACAATCGGATGTGTCTTGATATTATTAGGATAAGGGACCCAGTGATTTAGAAGGCGGAAATGACGGAATCCACAAAAACTGATCTCTCTGAGAAAGTTCTTTTTTAAACTTGCGGGTGTCATGATGATCACCTTGCGATTGGATGTTCCATAGAGAGCTTCCGCGGCGGCGATGGCAGTACATGTCTTTCCTGATCCCAAGCCGTGATAGACAAGAAGACCTCTATAAGGACTCGCCCATGTCATGTAATCACGAACAAATTGCTGATATTGGTAGTTCTCGGCTTTCTGGGCCCCCGCCGTTCCCATTTTGAGACAGGCATCATAATCAGGAACAGACGGTAGGGATGGAAGTGCGAATTGACCATATGTCTGGCGGATAAAACCAGAGAAGCCGCGGCGAATCTGTGATATAAATCCTTTCGCAGGGACGGGTGTTTTGTAGGGATTCTTGGTCTGTTCCGCTTTGATCGCCTCGGCAACATCCTTGAATTCAGTCTCAACAAAGTCTGTAGTGTCAATATCTAAAACACGGTAGTCTTCACGTTGAGCTTCAGGTTCTGGCTTGGGTATTATTGATTTTATACCGGGAGCCTGAGCAGGTTTTTCGTTTTTAACCTTTGACAGATCAATCTTTTTCTTTGGCTTAGACGCTACGACTGGGACTTGAGAGGCAAGAGGAGCAGCGGCAACAGCAGGAGGAGCGGCAGGGGCAGCAGGAGCAGGAGCAACAGCAGCAGGAGCAACAGCAACAGCAACAGCAACAGGCTTAGGAACTAGAGCAACAGATGCGGCTTTCGGCGCAGCCGCCTTCTTTCCAAAAAATCCTTTAATAACCTGTTCCTCCTCGGGCTGAGCTTCTTGTGCTGGTAAACCACTTACAATAGTTGAAAGGCCCTCTTCACCAGGTGTCGGTAAATCTGCGACCGCAGCCTTTGTAACCTTTATACCTAACTTTTTGGGTTTGAATGGCCCAGGTGCCGACATTCTAAACTCCCTTATGTTTTTCATTCTTGAGTTTGAAGCTTACTCATCGCAATCCGACTCGCTTCTTGTTCCGCCACCTGCTTGTTTCGTGCGACTGCCGTTGCGATAACTGCGCCGTCAGGACTCAAGACACCCATCGTAAACACTCGATCGTGAGGAGGACCAACTACTTCAACTTCCTTGTATCGAGGCGGCTGATGATAATGAGCCTGAAACCATCGCAAGAGTTGATCCTTATAGTTCGTATCATCAGTAATTAATTCAACGAAATCAATATGCTTCTCTACGACATTTATGAGAAATGACCTTACGGATGCATCCCCTCCACCCTTCCCGTCATCGTCATGCTCAAATAAGGCACCCAGCCATGCCTCAAACATAGAGCCCAAAATACCTAAATTCTCACGGCCCTTACATACATTTTCTACATGCCGACTTACAATAAGAAAAGGGGCAAGCCCTATTTTTATTGCTATACGGCCCAACATATTGTTATTTACAATTCGTGTTCGGATTCGAGTGAAAAACCCCTCGCCCTCACCCTTATATCTCCTCGCCAAATACAACCCGATGTTATTTCCAACAAAGCTATCTCCAATAAATTCTAGTTCCTCATTGTCTGCCTCTCTCAGTGGAAGACAATTGGAAGGTCGTTCGGCCACGGTCCATTTTTCGCCTGTCTGTGCCCATTGGTCCGAACGATCTACATAGGATTTGTGGACACAGGATTGCTGGAATAAGGTGATTCCTTCTTCCTTCAGCTTATTTGCCCACCCATACTTTCTCAGAATTGCCTCAATATCTACCTTCTGAATGACCCTGTTCGTAGGATTCCAGGGATTAAAGATTTTTTGATCCATGGATTCTCTCTACGTATAGTCTCCATAAAGTTTTAGGCACTAGAAGAAGAGAAGGGCATGGGGTCTGAGATAAACAGCGTAGTGATCGTGGGCGAACGGGTCGATCTTACAGATGGATCATCCAGAAATCTGAAACCCGCTATTGTAAACTTTACAGAGTATTATATGCCTACTGATATATCAGAGGGTGATAAACCTCGTTTAAAAGAATTATTTAGGAATGTATTTACAAAGAGTGTCGAGACATCACTTCCTTGTAATATGAAAGATAAAGCCCTTATCAAGAAAAGCCTTCAATTTAGAGCAATTAAGTTACGCGATGAACTTCGTGCCATCTCAAGAAAAGATTCAGTTCCACCGAGAGAAGCAACAGATCACTTCAGGAATCTAGATAAATTGTTGGATCGGTTCGACTCACTTCCTTGTATTGATAGTGATACTGCTGAAAGTAGTGGTGAATTGGGTGAACTGAACGATGATCGAATCGATAAACTCCTAAAAGAGTTTATTTTTGTTCTTCTTCAGGCCCATATGCCGATTGATGCCTACAAGGATAAAACTGCGTATGCTCAGGATATTGTTAGAAGGCTTTTGAAAGACCCTGTTATTGACTTTGATGGGGTTTTGGCGGCATTTAATGGAAAGATTCCTAAAAGGCTACAAGACCTTCTTACGTGTATGAATTCCGTTACTCCGAGCCAAATTGAATTAATGGTTGAGAGAAGAATCAAGGAACTGACTGAGAGTGCTATCAAAATGATTGAGGCAGTATATCCTTCAACTGATCCTTTTTGGTTTTCTGTAAAAAAAGATGATATCTTAAATATTCTAGATAATCTTTTACAATCTATACAGGCACTACAGGGAGAATTAAAAGAAAAAGAGAAGGAACTTGAAGCGTTACGTGCTTCTGATAAGGCAGTAACAGGTTTGGGACTTAAGGATATACCTGGCCGCATAAAAGCATTAGAAGAGGAAGTCGCTAGACTTAGAGCCAAGATTGAGGCATTAGAAAAGGCAGCAAAGGGTGGTGATGAAGTCAAACGACTACAAGCAGCTTTAGAAGCAGCTCAGAAGAAGAATGAAGAACTTCAGGGTCACATTACGCGGTTAGAAGGAGAATTAAGTGCCCTTCGTGGTTCTGGATCTGGATCTGGTTCTCTTGCTGAAATGGCAGCTTTACAACAAAAGTTGGATGCGGCTCTAGCTAAGGCTGCGGTGGCTGAAGCTGCGGCAGCTAAAGCTGCTGCTGAAGCTGCCGCAGCTAGAGCTGCGGCTGAGGCGGCGGCAGCGGCAGAAAGAGCGAGAGCTGCCGCAGGAACAGGATCAGGAGCAGGATCTCCTGATGTAGCCGCTGCTAAGGCTGCCGCTGACGCCGCTGCTGCTAAGGCCGCTGCTGCTGCCGCTGAGGCAGCAAAAGCTGCCGCTGAGGCTAAGGCAGCTAGAGATGCCGCTGCCGCGACCTCTAAAGCTGGAAACCCCCAAGCCTTAACAGCTTTACAGGAAAAGATGAAGCAATTAGAAGCTGAAATTGAAAAATTAAGAAAAGAGTTACTTGAAGAAAAGGCCAAAGCCGCAGTGACTCTAACAGCTGAAGAACTTGCTCAACTTATGGCTCAATTAGAAGAACAAAATAGACTATTGGCTGAACAAGATAAACTATTAGATGATCTCAGAAAAAGATTAACAGCGGCTGAACAAAGAACAAAAAGCGACCCTGCGTTAACAGAAACTAATACAGCCTTAAAAAAAGCCCTTGAAGAGCTACAAGCAAATGAGTTGACTCTCGAAGGTCAACTTGTCAAATTGGGCGGAGAGCTATTAGCACTCAGGGGGGGCCATAAAAGAGAACTTGAAGCCCTTCAGGCAAACAATACGGAATTATTGACTGAGATTACAAGATTAAGTGAACAAATAAAAGCTTTAGGAGGGGCTCCTGGTCCTGGTGCTGGATCTGGTTCTGTTCCTGGTTCAGGTCCTGGATCTGGTTCTGTTCCTGGTTCTGGCCCTGGATCTGGTTCTGGATCTGGAACTAAGGATGAAAGTGTAGGAACTGGTAATACCAACGCATCGAAACTACAAGACCTCCAAGAAAAACTTGCCACACTACAAGGTCAACTTGATGAAATGGCTCGGCAAATGGAGGCCTTGAAGGCAAAACACGCAGCCGAAATAGCTGAAAAAACTGCGACTATTACTAGACTTGAAGGTGAAAATGCTGCGTATAAAACAAGTATTGAAAAGTTACAAGGGTTAAATAATGAAATAAAGGCAGAATTAGCTACACTAAAGGCACAACTCGCAGAAAAGGAGGCGACTTTGGCTTCCCTAGAATCAGGAGCGACACTTTCTGAGGCTCAGCTTGCTGGTATAAGAGGGGGCACAGCTGGATTATTAGAAGAAATTAGAGCATTGAAAGAACAGATTAAGGTCTTAAGTGATGAATACGAGGCCGCAAAAGCTGCGTTAGATTCTGTAGAAGGTAATTTTAACGAGGTAATGCGTATAGTAGATGAACTTGAAACGGCATTAGAGGCAATCAATACATCTAAAAATGCGGAGATAACAGCGATTCAAGCTGAACTCACGGCGTTAAAGGCAAGATGCCCTGAAGGTATAGTAACAACAAACGCTGGGACTAGCACAAATGCAAATGTAGAAACAGGAGGGACAGCTGAAGAGAAAGCAATGGCGACTCTCTTCAAACATTTAATAGGAAAAACACAGGAATTAAGTGACGGATTAAAACGTAATGAGGCTGGGCTAAAAACAAATGAAGCAATTGATAGTTTCATTGAGGCGATCAAGGCAAAGGAAGCTGAATTGCTTGGCTGTGGATCTGAAGGTGATAAGGCAAAGGCTGCGATTGCTGCGGTGACAAAAGAGCTTAATGAAATGAGAGAAAAGGCTGCGGCTTCTGCTGCGTCTGGTTCTTCTGCTCTTGCCGCTGCGAAAGCTGAGGCAGATGCTGCGAGAGTTGCGGCTGAAGCTGCGACTAAAGAGGCAGAGGCTGCGAGAGATGAGGCAAAGGCTGCGAGAGCTGCGGCTGATGCAGCGAAAGCTGCGGCTCTTGTAGCAGCTGAAGCTGATAAACAAGCAGCAGAAGCTAGAGCAGCCGAAGCAGAAGCTAGAGCTGCCAAAGCAGAAGCTAGAGCAGCCGAAGCAGAAGCTAGAGCTGCCAAAGCAGAAGCTAGAGCTGAAGCAGCAGAAGCAGCAAAGGTTAAAGCAGAAGGAGAGGCAGCAACGGCTGCTGCTTCTGAAGCAGGAAAAGTATCACAAGGTAAAGATCTTGCGGAAGCTTTAGCTAAATTGGCCGCTGCTCAAAAAGCTCTTAACAACCAAAAAGGAAATGCGGATAGGGAAAAAGCCACCTTAGTCGCCGCTCAAGAAGAAGCAAATAAGGCTGCGACCGCGGCCGCTGACGCAGCTAAGCTAGAGCTTGAAAAGGCAAAGGCCGAAGTAGTGGCGGCAAAAGAAGCAGCCAATGCCTCTAAAAGAAATTCTGCGGCAGCAGTTGCTAGAGCTGAGGCCGCAGAGGCTAGTGCTGCTTCCGCAGAAGCTAGGGCTGCTGCCGCAGAGGCAGAGGTTGGAGAAAGTTCAAGAGGAAAAGAAGCGGCAAGAAGAGAAGCAAATGAGGCAAGAGCGGCGGCCAATGCGGCAAGAGGGGCAGTAACAGCGAACGCAAACACTAGAGTTGCGGCTGCGATTGCTAGAGCTGACGCCGCAGAGGCTAGGGCTGTTGCCGCAGCAGGAGAAGGGTCTAGCGCGAAAGCAGAGGCTGAGGCCGCGGCAAAAGCGGCAAGAACGGCGGCAGAAGATAAAGTAGCTGCCGCACTTGCGGAGGCAGAGGCAAAGGTTAAAGCCGCAGAGGCCGCTGCCGCAGCGGCAGAAGCTGCTAGAGCGGCGATAGCGACAGCAGCAAAAGACAGTGCTACAGCCGCAGAACAAGCTCTAGCAAGGGCTGCGGCCGCCGAAGCAGAAGCAGCTAGAGTGAAAG